TACACACCAGCAAGTGAACCAAGTGCCTAAACAATCAAAAGGGTGGGGACAAAATGTCCCCATCCTTTGAAATAATTTTATTTTTTATATTTTTACAAATGGAATTGAAGTTCACACCAAAGAAAATTATGCTGATTGAAAAAGAAAAAGGGATTCCTTTGACCGAGATCATCAGCAGATATGATATGGCAACATTGACATTGTTTGTGCAGAAAGGCATGGACATTTCAGAAGATGAAGCATTTGCAAAGATTGAAGAATTTTTGATGGCAGATCATGACATCATTGAATTATATTTTGCAATCATTGAATCATTACAAAAACAGGGTTTTTTAGTCAGAAAGCTGAACCTGAACAGCGTGAAAGAAAAGATGGAAAAAGCATTGCAACAGGCAGTCTAAGATTTTGGTGGGAACAGTGGGAAGCCAATGAAGAAACAGCAATTGTTTTGGGATTGAGTTTGGAACAATATTGGGAATATACGCCCAAGAAATTAGAAAAGTTTGCGAGTGTGTATCGTCAAAGGGAAGAACAGAAGGCAAGGGAATGGGACATGATGAATTTTTTGTTGGGAAGATATGTGATGTATGCGGTCAATTCACCAAAGGATTATCCGCAACAACCATACCTTTCAAAAGGTGAACAAAAACAGGAAGGGATGACAGATGAAGAAATGGACAGGATGATGTTACGCACAGCCATAAGGCATGGCGGAATAATTAAGTCAAACAAATTACAACAATGAAAGTCGAAGAATTACAAGTTCTAATCACAGCAAATGCAGATCAATTCAAAGGTGAATTGGTCAAGATTCAGCAGGAATTGCGTGGATTGAATACATCAGCGACAGGCATGTCAAAGAACATGGCAGGTCAGTTTGCATTGATGTCAACAGGGTTGCAAGTTGCAACAGGCATTGTTGGAAAAGCAGTGTCAGCAGTCACAGACACATTGTTTGGCATGTCAAAAGCCATCATTGAAAATGGTTCGGCATATTCAAGATTGAAAATCAGCACAGAAACAGTTGCAAGGAACATGGGTTTGACAAGGCAGGAAGTGGACAAATTAAGGGGTTCACTTGCAGAAGCAAACACATATGGAACACAAGCAGAAGAAGTCATCAGAACATTGGCACAATCAGGATTGGTTGAATTGTCAAAACAAATGAAGGTGACAGATGCAAGGACAGGTGAAATGGCATCAGGTGTTGAAGGGTTGGTTTTGGTCATGAAAGATTTGGGTGCATCAGCAGGTGTTGATTCAGCAGATGCAATTCAGGCATTGACTAAATTCATCAGAAGGGGTGAAGTCACATTTGCAGAAAGCATGATTCAGGTTGGCAATATGAATAAAGAATACCAAGCATATGCAGATAAATTGGGCATTGCAAGGCAGAATTTATCAGCACAGCAGGAAGCAGAAGCGAGAATGGCGATTGTTTACAGGGAAGGTCAGAAGGCATTTGGTGCATATGCCAACACAATGCAGACATCAGGAAAGGCATTCAATTCAATTGGAAATGCAGTCAGGAATTTATCAGAAATTTTGGGGAACATCCTTGAACCTATTTTGCGTGTAGTGGGCAATGGGTTTTTGCAATTGGTCATGGCAATCAGATCATCATTGATTGACAGTGAAGGTCAATTGACACAGTTCGCAAAGTCGATTCAGGGATGGGCAATCAAAGTGGCAGGTTATTTGTTGGCAGGGTTCAAAATGATTGGCACATTATTGTCAAGATTGCCGATTGTTGGCAAATATTTTGAAGGATTAGCAAAGTTTAGTTTGAAACCAATTGGTGCAATGAAGTCAATTGGAAGTTCAGCAGAAGAAGCGGGTGCAGGGATGGATGATGCATCAGGCAGTGCAAAGAAATTGAAGAAGGAATTGGCAGGATTAGCAGGATTTGATGAAATGAATGTGTTGACAGCACCAGAAGATTCAGGCAGTGGTGCAGGTGGTGGTGCAGGTGGTGCAGGTGTTGATGGTGGGTTGAATCCAGCAGATTGGGGCATGGATTTTGACACAGCAACAGATCAAATCAATTCATTTGCAGATGAAGCACAGGCAAAATTCAATGGTATTGGTGAAACAATAGAAACATACATGGGACCAGTGAAAACAGCAATCACAATCATTGGTTCATTTGCATTAGCATGGAAATTGGTGACAGGTGCAATGGCAATTTGGTCAGGTGCAGGGACAATCATTCCTGCGGTCATTGCAGGAATTACATCACCAATTGGGATTGCAGTGCTTATTGTTGGAACATTGATTGCAACATTTGCATTGTTATATCAGAATTTCCAATCATTCAGGGATGTTGTTGCATCAGTTGGTGAAGCAATTGGTGGTGTTTTGAACATTGCACTTCAAGCATTGTCAGATATTTGGAACAATGTTTGGACAAATGCAATTGAACCTGCATTGGTATGGATTCAGGCAAATATTGTGCCTGTATTTGATGCATTCATGCAGAAGATCAATGAAATTGTGCAATTATTCATTGCAGAATTGCCAAAGATTCAGGAAGCATTGCAACCAATGATTGATGCAATTGGCAACATATTGGTGAAAGCATTTCAGTTGTTGGGCAATATTGTGAAATGGGTTTGGGACAATGTATTGAAGCCATTGGTTGATTTCATATTGGCAAACATTATTCCTGCATTTCAGTTCATCATTCCAGTGATCACAGATGTCATCAAGATTTTTGCAGATGTTGTGACATTCATTTTGAATTTATTGATGCCAGTGTTTGATGCGGTTTGGAAGGTTGTTGAATTTGTTTTCAATGCAATCAAGTCAGTCATTGAATGGGCATGGAACAATGTGATCAAACCCGTATTTCAAGCACTTTGGGATTTCATTTCAGGATATATCGTTCCAGTGTTTGAATTTTTGTGGAAAGTTGGGGAAAAGGTTTTCAATGCAATCAAGGATGTTGTGCAAAAGGCATGGGATGGCATTTTGAAGGCGATTCAACCTGTTATTGATTGGATCAACAAGAACATCATGCCTGTCATCAATGATTTGAAAGACAAGTTTCAAGTTGTTTGGGATGGTGTGAAAAAAGGTGTTGAAGGTGTTTGGGAAGGCATCAAAGGGTTTTTCAAAAATGGAATCAATGGTGTTATTGATTTGATCAATGGGTTCATTGACAAGATCAATGATGGATTGAAAAAGTTTTCAGATTTAGCAACATCAGTTGGTGCATCACCGATCACATTCAGGGTTGGCAAAATTCCAAAATTGGCACAGGGTGGCATCATTACATCACCAACAATTGCAATGATTGGTGAAGCAGGAAAAGAAGCAGTCATGCCATTGGAAAACAACACAGGTTGGATTTCAGATTTGGCAGACAAGATCAATGGCAGGGGCAATGGACAGATGCAGGTTGTGGTCAATTTGGGTGGTGAAAAGATTTACGACAAGTTTGTTGATTTTATCAATGACAAAGCAATGGCAACTAATTCTACTTTATTGAATTTATAATATGGCAATGACTTATTTGTTGAAAATCAATGGTGTGCAGATCAACAAGTTGAAGAAATTCAAGGTTGGCAGAAACAAGTTGTGGACTGATGCAGGAAGGAACATGGCAGGTGAATTGCGAAGCACATTCATTGGTATATTTCCAAAGTTAAGTTTGGAATTTGCACATTTGACACAATCAGAAATGCAGGACATTTTAGAATTGATTGATCAACCTTCATTCACATGTGAATGGTGGGATGAAACATCAGGCACATTCAAAAGTGGCACATATTATGCAGGTGATTTTGAAAACAGTGTGTTTGATATGCAGAAGGGAATATATGAACCACTAGCAGTCAATCTAATACCATTTAAGAAAATATAATATGATTACAGTTTCAAGTGGGTTCAGAACAGCCCAAAAAGAAAGCACAAAGGAATTGAAAGCATACATCACAGATGGTGTTGATCAGATCAATGAAGATGATGATTTGAAGTCGGTCAAGATTTGGGGTTCAGGTTCATTGTGCAAGTCAATCATGCGACAGGCAGAAGCAAAGTTTTTGGGTTCGCATGATTATTTGGACAAGTGGTTGAACATTGGGTTGGGTGTAGTCATCAACACATATGGTGATGATTTGACCAAGCCCATTTATGATGAAGATGGGGAAACAGTCATTGGTTATTATCAGAAGGTTGTCAGTTCAACAACAGAATACATTGATCATGGCACATTCAAGGTCACACAAATTTCAACAGATGAAGGTTCAGATGTCACAACATTGAAGATGTTTGACAGAAT